CGATCGAGTACACGTTGAAGCAGGAGGAGCGTAAACGCGGTATCTCGCTACGTTGTCACATGTTCCGTTCACGGCCGCAGACAAAAGAGGAGCGTATACGATCACTTGCTCCATATTATGAGAACCATGAAGTGTTCCATTGTATCGGTGCGCCGAACATGGATGTGCTGGAGGATGAGCTGACGAAATTCCCGCGCGCAAAGCACGACGATGTGAGCGACTGTTTTTCGGGAATATTGGAAATTGGCATACGTGCAACGGGGAAGCAACCTAAAAACACAGAAGCGAGGACTAGCGCATTGGATAAGGATTACGTTAATATGTTAAATAAACCAAGGTCGCCCATGGTAGGATACTAAAAAATGAATAATACACCTGACACTTTCACCCAATATCGCGGAAAACCCGGCACAGAAAATGCCGTTAAAAGCACGGACGGAAAAGAGACTAGCTTTAGTTATCGCCCAAGCAAAAAAGATTCGCCTATGCGACGTATTATTTGGGACCGTTACAATGAGATGAAGGATGACCCGCTGCGCCAAGAGGCTGAAAAGCAGTGGGATTTGGGCGACAAGATGTACCGCATGTGGGCTCCTGAGCGCGATACCCGCGATTGGCGAGCTGATGTTATTCTACCTGATGGGTTTTCTGCAGTGCAGTCGCACATGCAGGAAACTATCAACCTTCGTCCGCGCCCTCTGATCAAAGGAGTGGATGCAACGGATGCACCGCTCGAGCATTTCGCTTCGGCGGTTTTCAATTACGCGCTGGATACTACCGAGTTTGACCAGGAAACGTATAAAGCTCGCAATGCCTCTGCGATTCGCGGCACGGCATTTACGCTCGAGGAGTACCGTTACGAAACTCGAGAAGTGCAAGACCCTGTTTCTTATGAGGATGGGGAGATTAAATACGAAAAGAAAACAATCGTCGATTTTGATGATGTGTATACCCGTTTCATCGATAACTGGAGTGCTTTCTTTGACCCTGGCGCCGAAGATCAGAAGTACGGACAGGACTGTGCATGGCGCGAGGTGATGCCGTATGAGACATTCAAGTCTCTTTATGCGGATAAGCCGGAGTGTAAGGACGTTGATCAGGTGGTTGCCGCTGGTGATTTGCCGAAAAACGTTGCATTTTTCAAAATTGCTAACGATATCGACAAGAATGATGTCGAGCTTATTCACTATTGGAACCGTTTAACTGATACCTACGCAATCCTTGCAAACAATGTGATCATCCGAAACACTCCATTGCCATCAAAGCATAAGGAATTGCCTATGGATGTGTGGAGTTTTTACCCTATTCCTGGCCAGATTTACGGCATGGGTATCCCATTCATCATCCATTCGCTCGTCGAAGAGCGCCGCAGTATGCGAAACATGTCTTTGGACCGCCAGAAGATGCAGATTTCAAAGATGTTTATCGTTAATGACCTGTTTGATATTTCCGAAGAGGATTTGACCCCACGCCCACACGGCCTTATTCGTCTGAACACCAACGGTTTGCCGCTTCGAGAAGCTGTCCAGGCGCTTGAATACGGAGATGTCCCTGGGTCGAGCCTTCGCATGGATGAATCCTTGAAAGAAGATGAGCGACGCGCCCACGGCATGGACGATCGCCCAGCGATTCAGCAGGGCGGTACGGCTACGGAGGCAGCGATCGTTAAGGAAACCGCTCAGCAGCGTATCAATCTTATCAATACGCTTTCAAACTGGAACACGCTTGTGCGTTTGGGTAAGAAAAAGTGGAGTAATATACAATTTTTCTACACTGCGAAGCGCATGGAAAAAGTTGTCGAGGATAACGAGCTCAAAGACAAGAAGGTATACCGAAACATCAAGGTACAGGGGTACGAATTTGAAATTGTCGGTGATGAAAAGACGGAAGATTTGCAGCTTGCTACTTACAAGATTCCAGGCTGGTCGAGTTTCCGTATGGACCCAACGTACGCACGTTATATGCAGCGTAACTACGATATCATCATGGATGCCGAAAGCTCGCCGGTCATTTCCAGGGCGATTAAGCGCGCCCAGGTTAATGAGATGTTTGGCCAAATTGCTGGTAATCCTATTTTTGCACGCTTCCTCGATCTCGAGCAGACGCTTGCCCGTGTTATCGAATTGAACGACGAATCGCCGGCAGTATGGATGCTGGACGGCGGCTTAACTAGCGACCAGGAACGTATGATGGCCGAACAGGAAAACCAGATATTCATTCAGATGGCGCTCACCGGCAAGATATTCCAGCTTCCGGGCACCCCTAAGGCCACACAGGAGCACAATGAGGTTCACTTGGACTTTATGCAAACCCGCGCGTATGAGGAGCTTCCAGAGCCCGTAAGGGCCGCATTTGAGTTCCACGTCCAAGACGAGATTTCAAAGAACCCTGCGCTTGCTGCAGCGGCCCAACAGTCGCAAGAGGGAGCCCAAGGCGCTCCAGCACAGGGCGGTGGTGCAGCAGTTCCTCCGGGGCAACCTGGCGGACCGGCTCTACCTGAATCAGAAGCGCTTGGAATACCCGCAGTCGCTAACGGCGGCGCAGTAACACAAGCATTGCCAGTTGCATAAAAAACCATAATGGAGATAATATGAAGAAGCAGAACGAAGACATAACACTCGAACCTCGAAATCGCAATGATTTGCTGGATGATACGAAAAAGATCGCTGGCATTCACCTCACCAAAGAGGAAAAATTGGTGCTCGTCAAAGGTATAGATGGTCCCCTATGGGATGTCATTATGAAAATCTGGCGCAAGCAACGCGCGATGCAAATCGCGGCAGCCTGTATTAATACGGCCGCTGACGAAAAAGACCTTGCGGGCTGGCAGGGTAGGCTCAAAGAAAACGATCAGATGGAAAAGCAATTACGCAAGATCGTTGACGACTTTAACAAAGAAGAAGAATCAAAAAAATCGGGTAATAAAACCAACGGTGCGCAACCCTCACCTGCCGGAGCTCGAGAAATGATCTCTAAGGTTAAGTAGGGACTGACCCTACTTGACTACCAAACTGGCCAAGCGTGGTAGTAGTAATTAACGTAATGCGGGACCCTCGAAAGAGACCGACAGGAGTACAACAATATGGCAGACAACAAACCCGGCGATGCAACACCTACACCAAAAGTAAGCGACGCTGATCGCGTTCGTGACGCCGTTATGGGGGCTGGTGGCCTCGATGATGACAAACCGAACGAGAACGATGATAGCGACGATAACGGTGCAGATGGCGCGGAGGGCGACGACCACTCGAACGGCGATGACGGTAACGGAAGCGGTAATGATGATCAGGGCGACGGCGCTGGTGATGATTCCGGGGATGATGCCGGCGACGATGATGAGGATAAAGGCACGTCGGATGTCAAACTTTCCCAATTTAAAGGGGATGGTAAGCGTGGTTCATACACGAAAAACCTGGAGCAAGGCTTTATCGATCAAGCCCGCGAGCTCGACCAGACTACTGAACGCGCGGATATTGCCGAGCGTCAAGTTGCGGCAATAAAGGAAGCAGCTGCCAAGGACCCAGCGTTCGGGCAGAAGCTTGTATCTTTATTGAACGTGGACGGCAGTGGTGATTCAGGCGCAAGTAGCGGAGCCGATGCTGGTGCGGATTCAAGTGTTGATGCTGAGGACCCGTTCCTGCTCAATGCGAAAACCGAATGGCGCGAAAAGAACGAAAAAAGTACAAAGGAATTCGTTGATGCAAACCCAGAAGTGCTTACTGACCCCAAGCTCAACAAGGAAGTAAAGCGCCTTATGAAGCGATTCTCGGACGCCGAGTTGAAAGACCACGGACGCCTGATGATGGCTGGTGAAGCAATGGAGAAGGCTTTTGCCTACCTCGGCCTCACTGATAAGCGAAAAGCTAAACAAGACCTCGTTGAAGGGATGAAGGGTGGTGCGGCCCCAACCCGACCGCAGCGTCCCACAAAGAAACCCGCCAAAAGCGGTACCAAACAATTTAGTGATCTTACTCTTAATATGGCGAGCCAGATGGGTATTTCAAAAGATCGTTTGGTCAAGGGTACTTCAAAAAGTTAATCTCTGAAAGGGGAATAGTTATATGGCTAACTTTGCGGAATACATTAACCGCGAGGACGCACAGAGCAATTCCGCCACACGCGAATGCGCCATTGCCGATACCGTCACTGTTTTTAACCGTGATTTCGTTGGCTACAATGGTTCAGGCCGTATTACCAGCGCCAGTGTAGCAACACTGAAACTGATTGGCATGGTAATGGGTGGGAACTCTCGTCTGCTTGGTCGTTCACAACGAACGAATCAAACCTATCCTTTGAGCACTACGGGTAACACCGCTGGTACAAACAAGGTGATAGTGAACATTGAGCCCGAGGCTGAATATTTAATGAAAGCAAGCGCAGCCCTCACAGCTGCACAGGTCGGTTTGACTTTCAACCTGCAAGGTAATGCAGGCTCTCAACTAGTGAACGCTACACCAGCCGCCAGTGGCGCTGGCCAACTCGAATTGGTCCGCCTCGGAAACGGTATGCGTGGTACAGATAACACCTTTGGTGTCTTCCGTATCCGTAAGGGTGAAGCCAACCTAGGTTAATAGCAAATAAACAGAAAAGGACTATAGACTATGGCTATGGCAACACCCGAATGGGTTGACGCACTAGATGACATCTTTCGTACGATTTTCAACGAAACCGATGACTTCACCGCGCCAACCATGATGTACGACAAAATCTTCCACGTCATCAATTCAAACAAAGCGTTCGAGGAAGACACTGGTTTCACTGGTATCGGCCTCCTGGAAGAGACGAACGAGCTTGGTGCTCTCGCGTATGAAGATGCCGACCCAAGCTGGACCACCACTTATGTCCACCGTGAATTCCGTAAGGGGCGCATGGTTTCCAAGAAATTGGTTCAGGACCAAAAGTGGCACATGATTGAAAGCTTGCCTAAAACCCTATCAATGGCTAAATGGCGCACATTTGAAACCGCTTCGGCTGACGTATTCAACTTTGGATTCGTCGCAGGTGGTGGTGGGCTTGCTACCTTTGATGGTGCAGACGGTCAAGCACTGTTCTCAACAACCCACACAAACAAAAAGGGTACAATTACCCAGTCAAACAAAATCACCACTGCTTTGAGCCAGAGCGCACTTGAGGCTGCTATTACGGCAATGTCAATCCGCAAAGACTCAAAGGGCCAGATCATCACCTTCAACCCCGATACGCTTATTGTGCCACCAGCACTCCGCTACAAAGCGCGCGTTATCCTTGAATCTGATGGCTCGATCGGTAACGACTGGAACGATATTAACACCATGAAGGGTGCGCTGAACCTCATCGTTTGGCCATACCTTACCAGCACCACTGCTTGGTTCCTTCTTGACAGTAAAGCTCACCAGCTTAACTTCTTTAAGCGAACCGATGAAGAGGTCGAAGGTCCGGTTTACGACTTCGACAATGGCGCTGCGAAATGGAAAGTTGAAACCCGTTTCTCTGTCGGTTACTCGGCATGGCAAGGTGTCTTCGGTTCAGTCGGCGACGGCTCATAATCGAACGGCGGTAGAAAGATCAGGACCCTACGGGGTCCTTTTCTTATTACCTCGAATTCGAGGGATTTAGATAGTAAATAACAGGGGTATCTATCTAATTTACTATCTAAGGTGTTGACAGGTGTTGTAAGGTGGGATACTCTACAAAAGTAACACTTTAAGTAAGGAGGAATTATGGGAGAAAAACCATACTCACACACAAATTCTAAAGGGGTGACTTATTACCTGCACAACACGACAGTGACTTTGCGTGGTGGTAAGGAACAAACTATCTACTTTTTCGCAAAGAAAGAGCGCAATGAAAAGGGTACGCCCTGTGCGCTTCCAGAGGACCGTTTCGTAGCTGAAAATCCTCGTAATGGCTTCCTGGTCATTAAAAAGAAAACTGCGTAGTACGCGGCCTCTCAAAAGCATTAGCTGGTAGGAAACTACCGGCTTTTGTTTTAGAATAAGGCTATGATTAAATATTGCATTTATCCTGGCAGCGTTGTTACACAAGACGGTGAGGTCCAGACCTTTACTTACGAGGAGCTAATCGCGCTTTACGGTGTTGACCCGGAGGAATGTATCAATCGTGCGGATATCACCCAGGCGGAGGAGTGGGAGTTTATTATGCTCAAACCGCGCGCAGATGAAATGTACACAAACATGTCGGAAAAGGTAGATTTGGGTGATGAAATTAAGTGGGGTCCTGACTTCGACGGCCGCAAACGCTTCACTATGGAAACAGATTACGATGCACTTTATGCCGAGCAGGAATCCGAAGAAAAGCCGTAGTAAAACATTTGTGGTTTTTTAATTTCAAGTGCTATTATTAATTCATGGAACCACCAATACTAGACATTACCCACGACAACGCGGTACTCGATATATCGAATCGCGGTATCGAAGCTTCCGATAGTGAGGAGTTTGGTGGACACCCGCCTTCTTATTACCTAGATCGAGCAAATCAAACTGGTACACAAGCTATTAGTACTGTCACGGGACTGCAGGCTGATCTTGATGCCAAGGTAGCGAAAGCCGGCGATACAATGACCGGCCCTCTTCTTATTGATCAGAACGTCGCAGGAATCAAAGCTCGCTTAGCAATGAAGCTCCCAGGCACGCAGAATGATGCGCCAACCACTTTCGGAGTGGCTTCTACTTATCTTGGTGTTGGTGGTGGAGAGTGGAATACGAACTCATTCCGCCTTATTGGTTTTGGCTATATTGCCGCAGTCGGCAACCAGTACCCTGCGGTTATTGGGTATGAGGAAACATCTGTCTCGAGCAACACTCGAGGTGATCTGGTTTTTGGTACGCGCCCTGTAAATACGAACGTTGCACCAAGCATATTCATGCGGCTTAAATCAAGTGGTGAGCTTTCATTGCCATCGATCAACACTAGCGGTTTCGCCCTCTATAACACTACCGACGAAGTGACTAACTATGAGCGCGCCCGATTAGTTTGGAGCTCGAATGTACTTAATATCTTCACAGAATCGGGAGGTACTGGTGTATCTCGATCGATTTTACTATCGGCATTTGGTGCCGGCTCCCAGTCATCATTGCGTATAAACAATAGCAGCTCTTCCGGTTTCGTGCAGTCATCTGGCGCAAGCTCCACGGCAAGTGCCATCATTCACTATGTTAACGGTACGCTATCCAGTACTACGGGCCTTCAATATGGACTGCAGGTAAATCCTACTATCGGCCAGGGCACTACAGCTGGGTATACGGGGCTACTCGTAAATGCAATCGAATCAAGCGTAGGCTCCGGCGCCAAACTTCTTGCGGACTTCCAAGTTGGTGGCGCGAGTCGGTTAAGTATTTCTAATACCGGTACTCTTACGGCGCAGGAAGCCGTAGTAGCTAGAGGAAACTATACGGCCGCTCCCTCGGTTGCAGGTGTGTATATAGGTATTCCAACCGGGCTAAACCCTCGCTTCACGCTATCTAACGGTACTGCCGCTCAAGTTTTGGCTGTTGATAATGAGAATGGTACGATGCGCTTCCTTCACAGTGGTGTGGGTGCCATTATGGCCACTCTGTCTCAAGCACGATTTTACCTTAACAATACTACTGCCGCACCCGTGGACAACCCTGCTAACGGTGGATACCTTTACGTCGAAGCTGGTGCGCTTAAATATCGCGGTTCTGGCGGCACTGTAACACCTCTAGGACCTGCATAATGGCACAAATAATGTTGAACATTCCGGACGATAAAGCGCCTCGCATCCTTGATGCTTTCGCCGCAACTTATGGCTGGACGCCAGAGATGGGTGTCACAAAAACCGTTTTCGCCAAACAACAACTTGTCAACTTCATTAAAAATACGGTAAAAGAAAGTGAAGGCAATTATCAAGCTTCACAGGTTAGAAATACCGTAAACACCGATATAGATACAATAACAATCACATAGGGGAATACAATGCAAGAAATTACAAAACAGCAAGCCGCACAAATTATCGATCAAGCCATTTCTCAATTGGCCGTTACCCGTCAAACTCATGCCGAATTGCAGTATGCACTTTCAGTATTAGCCGCTGAACCCGAAGCCGACACAGCAACCGCTGCCGCTAAGAAAAAAGAGCAAGGCACAGAAGGGAAATAATCTCATGGCAAAGTTAACAGCTAGCAAGCGAAAATCACTACCTAAAAGTAGTTTCGGTATGCCGGGCTCACGTAAATACCCCATGCCAGATAAAAGCCACGCGCGTAATGCAAAAGCTCGTGCATCTCAACAAGTGAAAAAAGGCAACTTGAGTAAGTCCGAGCAAGCCAAAATTGATGCAAAAGCCAATAAAGTACTTGGCAAAAAGAAAGCGAAAAAATAATGTCGACAACTAATACGGTCCTGGAAGTGCAAAGTGTTCGCCAGCCATTGAAGGGCCAGAATTTAGGGGGCAATAATGGCTAAGTATGTAAACGATATAGTTATGGATGCTGCCCTGGCGAAAATTGCAACTGGCAATATTCTTACGGTTTGTTCCCAGCAGCCTACGAACCGCACCGAAGCAGTCACCACTTATAAGCTTGCTGATGTTGCGTTAACGCCTGGAGACGGAAATGGCGACTTTACAATCTCTAACGGGGATGTAAGCGGCCGAAAGGTGCGCATCGAACAGCAAACCGACATCCCGGTCGATACAACAGGTTCGGCTACTCACGTTGCAATTTGTGATGGTACTGACCTTCTGCTCGTTACCACTTGCACGGCTCAAGCTTTAACAGCTGGAAACACAGTTACAGTCCCAGCCTTCGACGATGAAATAGCAGACGCCGTATAGGAGGTAAAGCCTCATGGCACAACTGATCGTTCCGATAAACGCTTACGCGAACGGCAACGCGCTATCAACGGGCGATTGGACAAACCCTATTACTAGGGCCGGTACGACACTTACTGTTGCCGGAACATCGCCAAATAAAACGCTCCAAATCTTCGGCAACGTAGCGGGCACGAAGATTTTTAATTATGTCCCCGTAAACAGTGTCACCGATATAGAGGTCCTGGTTAAATTCAGGCTTTCGAGCGATTTTGGTAAGCAGGGTGTCGTGATGCTTCGATATGACGGAAACTCGGAAGCAACTACTGCGGGTTATGCGGCGTCCGGCTCATTCATTTCTAGCGCCGGCCAATTGGCAATCGACGAAGGACAAGTGGGTTATTTGTTTTGGGCACCCTGGAATTATTTGCCAAACATCGATTACTGGGTACGCTTTCGTGTTAATGGCAATAATCAATATGCAAAGGTGTGGACCAACGGAACGCCCGAACCGGCCGGATGGACTACTGCGGGAACTAACGGTACGAAACCTACCGGGACATACAATGGTTTGCACACCTATAGCATCAACAATGCTGCCGCTGCGACGGTCACTTATTATTTCGTTTCGTTTGGTACGAATGGCGATAGTGCTCCTGGCATCCAGGCGACAATGGCCGACGTATCACAAGCACAATCACTAGATGCGGTGACACTTGTTCAAAGCCATACTCTTGGGGTAAATGATATATCCCAGGCACACGCCCTGGATGACGTGAATGTTATTCACAATATTTTTATTACTGTAGACGATTTGTCCCAGGCTCAAACACTAGAATCTCCGGAGGTTATGCCGGAAGGCATTGTATTCCCAGAGGATTTGCAACACGCGCAAACGCTCGATGCGGCTGTTTTGTCTCAAAAGCATACTTTGTCGATCGATGATATGCTGCAGGCTCAATTATTGGAAGCTCCTGAGCCGGTGGAAGGATTGGTATTGGTTGTTGATGATGCTGCACAGTCACAGGATTTAGGCGCCACAAACATCATTCAAGCCCATTTGCTGGCGATTTCAGACGTTTTAAACGCACAGACGCTAAGTGAACCATCTTTGTCGCAAAGGCACCTCCTAGCGCCTGAAAACATGCTACAAATACAATTGCTAGAACTGCCCGGGCTTGCATTGCAGGAATTGTTTCAGCAGCACACACTTGATTCTGTTGAGATTCAGATTATTATGCGGCCAAGTGCGAGGGCCGGAGGCGTGGTACAGAAAAGCAAAAACCCTCCTTCTACCTCTGTCGTTAGATCACGTATGCACTCCGATGTACAGGTAGCGCGCGTGGGCGCAAAGAAGGTACGATCGTACGAAATCGAAGACCCGAACTCGCCGCTTGTTGATGACCCTGTTGCCATAGTAGACGACCCGTTTGCATTGGCTGGGCAGCTCGTAAACATTACCGGCATAGCAGCGCCAAATGCAGAAACGGGTGCTAGAATAAAAGTAAATGCAAATCAAACTAAACCGAAAGGAGCAGCATGGCAGATTTCCCCGGGAGTATCCCAAGTTTCCAAGACTTCAATCCGGCAACCTCGCTCGCTGCAAATAACCACGCAGCCCGGCACAACAAGGTCCATGCCGAAGTCGATGCAATCGCCGAAAAAGTCGGCACGAATGGCTCGGTAGACCCGGCTTCGCACACGAAACAAATTGCCGATTTGCAAGAAGCGGTGCAGGATTTACAGTCTGGTTCCACCAATTCTGTGTACGAAAACGTTACGCCATCAGGGGCAATTGACGGCTCGAATGTTACTTTTACTGTTCCGCATACTTTTATCATCAACTCATTAAAGGTGTATAAAAACGGTGTGCGCTTGAAATCGGGAGCCGGCAACGATTATGTAGAAACGACCGGCGGTTTTACGATGGCTGTTGCCCCCGCTACAGGCACGCGTGTCCTGGTTGATTACATGGTTTCTGCCGGTATATCGAATAATGCGGATACTGTTGATGGATACCATGCTACCGATATTATTGCAGCCGCAAAACAGGCCATGTATCCAGTGGGGTCAATTTACCTTAATGCTACCGATGGGACTAACCCGGCCACTTTGCTCGGCTTCGGCACCTGGACCGCGTTTGGAGCTGGCCGGGTGCCCGTCGGTATCGATATTTCCCAAGTGGAATTTGATACGGCTGGTGAAACAGGGGGAGCAAAGACGCACACGCTTACCACGGCCGAAATGCCAGCCCACGCACACCGCATGTCACTTGAATTTGGTACGAATGCTAACCTAAACAGTGGTCCTCCTGGCCAATATAATCAGATTCGTGCTAATGGTTCGACCTATTACACGGCGGCAGGGCAGATGGAGAACACCGGAGGCGGTGGTGCTCACAACAACTTGCAGCCGTACGTTGTTGTTTATATGTGGAGGAGGACGGCATAATGGCTGAAACTAAAGTTGGAAAAGGCGAATTGAATTTTGACGCGATTTACCCTGTCGGGTGTATTTACCTTAGCGTGAATCCGGTGAATCCTAGCACTTTGTTCGGAGGTACGTGGACAGCTTTCGCTACAGGTCGCACTATTGTCGGCGTAGACATGGGGCAAACTGAATTTGATACTGTCGAAGAAACTGGCGGTGACAAAACCCATATCCATGGCCTCGCAGCCGGGGCGGCCCAAATCGGTTCTGACCAAGGACAAGCTGATACTATTGCCTTTCGAGCCAGCCAGAACGGTGATCTTACCGGGACCATCTACTCGGTTCGTGGCACTCAAGATACTCCCGCTGCGTCTCGTTCTCATAACACGGCTCTTACTGGTACTACTGATGCGGGAAGTACTTTACAGCCGTACATTACGGTATATATGTGGAAACGAACAGCATAATGATAGAATATAGACATAAGGAATAAAACATGATAGTAAGCGCTTGGAACCCACCAGTAGAAGAACTTGAAAAAACGTATTTGGCGGCTTATGTTCCAGCGGCCACTAGTGCTCTTGCCGTTAAAAACTCTGATCGATTTGTGAATAACAAGATGATCATGATTGGCAACCTTGGTTACGAACAGACGGAAATACTGACAACCGTAGTACCGGCCAATAGTACCACTGTAAACGTGGCTTCTCCTACGGTATTCGCCCATAACATCGATGACCCTATTTACCTACTTCGCTATGATCGAATTAGGTTTTTTAGTTCGCCCTCTGTTTCGGGCACCAAAACGCAGATTGCGGATGTACTGATTGATGTCACGAATGAGGAAGAGAAAACGTATTACGAAGATGTTGGGGCTCCTACCACGACTTATTACTGGGTAAAATACCGCAACAGTATTACCGGAGAAGAGACTGAATACTCCGACTTTATTCGTGCGGATGGTGTTGATGAGGAAAGCATTGGTGCCGCTGTTGAACGCGCAGCGCGTCGTTTGAAAGACCCTGGTTTCAATCTTATTTCGCCTGATATGTACATCGATTTTGCCAATGAGGTTAATGATGATCTTACCCCTCAGACTGAAAAGCCCTACAACTTCCTTCACACAACTGTCATGAAAGATCGGGTAGCGGGCCAGAATTATATCGATCTCGACGAAGATTACGAAAAATTTGATTACTTCATAGTTCGTAATACGCTTAATGGTACATTGTCCACCAAGCCGCTTATCCCTATGCCATACCGGCAATTTGTCCAGGCATATGATTCCTCTACTGTTGGCAACAATATCCTTACGCGCATCGCCCTCGACCCAGGTGGCCGGAAAATTCTCTTGAAGCCAACGCCTCGAACTGATTTGGCAGACGCGTACGAAATTGGATATTGGGCTGAATTCCGCCGGATTAAAGACTTCTCTGATATCATACAAACGCCAAGCGGTACGATATACTATTACAAGTTTCTTGCTGAGGGTTACTCGATTAAAGCCGAGCGCGACCCATCATTTGCCGGGCTTGCTCAAAAGTACGAACAGAAATACAGCAATCACGTTGTTATGTTGCAGCGCATGAACCGTAAAGACGCTGGCAGTCCGCGCAGCTTTAATGATTCCCAGCGCCTTACTTCGCTTAATCAAACGCCTCGCCGGAGGTACACGCTTTAATGCGAACTCGAGTATATAAGCGCCAAGACTTTAGCATGGCAATTCAGAATGCCAGCACTTGGCTTAATCGTAAGCCGAATGAATTGGACGATGCCCGCAATATTCGCTTTAACGACATTATTGGTGCGGGCGTCCGGCGAAACGGGTATGAGAAGGTTGGCCAGAAATTCTCTACTACCAACAAGCTTCCCTGTGGCGCTCATACTGCGCAATTTACCACGGGTGCCAGGAAGTTCGTGGCTTGCCATAACGATAGCGACACTAACACTCTTGTTCGTGTGCAGGAATCGAACGGTACTTGGACCACTGTTATTAGTGACTTGCCTCCAAGTGCAGAGGTGTTTTTCTGCGACTTTGGTGATGAGGTTTTCGTATCCGGATATACTACGGCCGACGGCGTTCCTTTCCAGCCGCGAAATATTAACAATGTATTAAATGTTTCACTCACCCGCAACCTTCAATTTGCTCCGTGGCCAAAGTATTTCGTTGTTTTCAAGGGAGTGCTATACGCTGTTGCTGTACGAATTGGCGATCAGATATTTCCGGACCGGCTTTATAAAGCTTCGCCGCGCACCGGCGCGTTTGCCTTTGTCCGTGGCGATCAGACTGATGCCTATGTTGAGCCTACCTTAATTAACCAGGTGCCAGCTATGACATCGAATACGGCACCTGCGGGCGTCGCATCTGCTTCGACTGAAAATGGTGCCACTTGGCTTGCATACGGCGCGTTTAACCGCACTGCAGTGCGTACACCGGGCCAAGCCTGGTTTAGTAACGTGGGTCCTCCTGGATGGTTGAAATATGATTTTGGTGTTGGTAATGCGAAAGTCATTACCTATTATGCTGTTACGGCAAAAACTACAAACCCATCCGAGCCAAACGACACGAACGGAGCGCCTAGGGACTGGACGTTTGAAGGGTCGAACGATAATGTTGGCTGGGTGTCGATTGATTCTCGTGTGAATCAAACTGCTTGGGGCAACGGCGAAGTGCGCACTTATAGCGCGGCTAATACTACTGCGTACCGATACTACCGAATCAACATAAGCGCGAATAACGGTTTTGCCTCATACGTGAATATTGCCGAGTTGGCCATGTACACTTCCCTGCAGGGGATTAAAGCTATGCAGCTTGATCTTAATACCGTTCGTTACGTGAAACCTGGCATGGTACTCGATATCTATAAATCCGGAAAGCCACAAAAACTGTACACGATTACGGTATATGATGTCGATAAGACTAATAACCAGATTCAGTATTTGCCATTGAATCGTACGGATGCAACAGCCGATAACACTACGGAGCAGATTAACTTCCCCACTACGCTTAGCGCGGATGACTTTGTGACTGGTACTCCTGTAAAGTTTTACACTACTGGTGCGATGCCTGGCGGCTTAACGGCTGATACGACGTATTATGTAATTCGTATTGCCGGTGACGATAATTCGATAAAGCTTGCATCTTCGTACAACGATGCCGTAATAGGTCAAAATATCTTGTTAACAAGCAACGGTTCTGGCCAACTTACTATGGCTCTTAGCTATCAATTCTCGAATAATGACGAGGTATATTTGGCTGGACGCTATAATGTGCTTTCAACCCTCTGGAACACTGATTATCCTACGCCGGATAAGGCAGACTGGACCGCAGTGCAGCCGGCAATCGATTCAAATAACTCCATTACGGCAGTGATAGAATCTACCAATCGACTTATGATATACACACTCAACACCGCCAGTAGGTGGGATGGCAGCACCCCGGCTCCGATCGTCTTTAATAAGCGCGTAGGCTGTGTTTCACAGCGCGCAATCCAGTCAATTGATGATGAGTGGATTGTTTGGCTTTCCGCCCGTGGGCGCGTGTATGCACGTAACGAAGCCTCTGGCCAGCAGGAGTATATCTCTCGCGGCATTTACAACAAACTGCTATCAAAGATACCTCTCGACCAGCTCAAGGCTTCTACACTCGGTATTAACGACGATAAATGTACGATCTATCTGGGTTCTTTTAATGGCGAATATACCCGCGCCGTATATGACTTTGGCTCGAACACTTGGGCGGTTGATACTACTGCGCACCCCACGCTCATGTACATTAATGATAGTTCTAGCGGTGTTATTAAGCCGTATTTCCCTTCCAACAACGGGTATTTGTACATGGATGACACTGGCTATACCGATGACAGCCAAGCCATTCGATTCGATATGTCACTCGGAAAAACACACTACGGCACCGAAGCCATCAAGGAATATGTTGGCGCTTTTGTTTACTCGAAAGATGCGAATGGTTTGAAAATTCAGATATCCGTAGATAATGGGCGCCCAATAACTGTTGGTGAGATTAAGGGTACCGCAACGCAGGTCAACTACATAGCCGACAACAAGCGGCCGATTCCTACGGGGGTTTGCGTAGATGTTAGGATTGTCGGCGCGATTAGTGGGCCTCCTCAGATCATCGAGGCGTTCTATGATTTCTTCAACATAGTACAGGAAGTGACGGGCCAAGGCGATGTACCCGAATAGGAATAGCGGCGGATACACATATACCAATGCCGGTTTTAACGGCTTTTTGCGCCGCACAATAACTAGTGACCCCACAGTAGGAACGCTTAATCAGATGAAGCGTACGGTATCTGTGATGAACAATATTAACTTTGATCAGATGCACGTTTCCGGAAACATGGGTGACATGATTGAAGTCGGTAAGGTTTTAATCGATGGCGCAAGTGGTGACGGACTTGTTGCAGGTCGCGATGATGGCAGCAATCAAGTCTGGCGTGTCGGCGACCTGGAGGCGTAGCTTATGCAACGATATGGTGCGGTATTCTCCCAGCAGGGGATAGATTGGCGCCGCGCGAATGACTACCAAAAAGTCATGGATTCGCGCTGGAAGTTCCTCGATATCTATATTGAGAAGTACATCGATATAACATTCAACCTTGCGGGGCAGCCTAACGGTTTTAAGAAGCTGCTACTTTGGCGGCACTCACTTCCATTTGCGCCGGCGTTTGAAATACAGATATCGAAAAAAAGCATAAGCTCGGACCCGTTTAATTTCAATCCTGGCCAAATTGCGCAGGAGTGTTACTCATACCCGGATGGTATTTATTTTACGATTCCTTTCTGGGATTCTGGCTTTGACGGTCCCACGGTGCGTATTCGTGGAATGCTGCGCGTGTATGACCTTGATTTGCGTGAAACGTATAAAGCGCCATCTTCCGTGCTCGGGCTTGCTCAGCCGTCCCCAAATGCCCGTTACGGCGCAAAGTTTCTTGACCCTAATCGTGGCGGCACCAATATCAATGAATCAGACCCGCGAAAATATACGCTGTACACGCCAGCAAAACAGATCAGTGTGCATATTTCTGGGGTTTTTCAGGCCGACGACGGCTTGCTGAAAGTCGTCCACGACGTCGGCTATCCTCCTTCCTATTTGCTTTGCTCAGCATTTGATGAGAATGGTAGCCCAGGCTCAAATATTATTGCTCCTCGCGGACAATTTGTTTACGGTGCGCTGTTTGAATCGTATGCCAATGCCAGGGCGAACGCGCGCGACATAAGTTTTACCGGCGTGCAGTCGTCACTTGGAGACAGGAAATTCGGCTGCGTTATCTTAAAAGACCCTGCGGAGTTGGCCGGATGAGCGGGCGTCGTACTGGTATTATTGCGGCGCCGGAGGGCGGAACTCTTTTAGATGAACCGCTAAATTACTCGAGTGAGCGGTCACACTTACTCGTTGACCCATCGCCATCGAAGGGGCATCTTAAAATTCTTGAGATGAATGGCGGCATCATGCTTACGGTGAGCACTAATACTCCGGAAACGAAAGAGTATATTTTTTATAGTCAGGACCATAAAGTAACAGCGTTCATTCCTCGCGTTTCGGTTCGATTTTACACACGGCAGGTGCCGCCGGCACTGTCTGGTACGGAAGGCCAGTACAGCTCGTATTTATTTGCGGGTGGTGTGCCGTTTAGTGAATCAGTCTTTTTCCGGGTCGATGAAAAAAAGGTATATTTTGTACATCAAGTGAGAAGCACGTCCGGTCCATCGCAATCGTACAATTCAATTATGCAGGACATTCTTTTTCGCATTAAGCTTACGATTTTCCAGAATGAAGGACTGGATGAGCCCTATGATAGCGTGCTGCAGAGTTAGGTGTAATATGGACTTAGTAACGCTAATGATACATAATATTTTTCATGAAGGATAATAAATAATCTATGGCCGGCTTCTGGGACCCAATGGCAAAATCCCTCTCCACAGCATGGAACTGGTGGACGCAGGGAAGTCGCACAGCGAATGATACTTTAGCCGCGATTGATCGCGGTAATCAGCAAATGTCCCAGGCTCACAAGCAAGCAACAGCTGCACCCGCACCGAAACCCGCGAGCCCTAGTTCGGAAGATTTGAAATGGCAGCAAATGAGCGCACAACTTGCGGCGCTCCAAAACCAATTAGCCCAGGCACCGAAGCTGCCTAACTTTGATATTTTGGGTAACTATAACCGGGCAAAACAAAATGCCACGAACGATGTAACGCCCCTCTATACACAGAAGCTTAATAACTTCCTTGAAGGGCAATCGATTACCCGTACTGCAAAAACAAAACAGCGTGACCTTTCATTTGAAAATAGCGAAATTGCTCGTACTAACACTCGAACTGACAACCAAACGAACCGTGTACGCACCGGGGAAGATTTAGCGAATGCCCTTGCGCAGATCGGTCAGGTGCGCGAGAACTTTCTTGTCGATGAGGGTACGCAGTTTGATGACGCCAGGCGTTCACTCCAGGAAGAAATTGCTGCTGGTGGTGGTACTGATACTGGTATGGGGCAACAAACTGTTGAGCGCCAGCTGCAAGATCGTAACCGTTCGGCCGCTAGGCAAATCGAAGAGTTTAAAAACAATGAAGCGGCGAAAGAGCTCCTGGCCGATCGTACGCTTGAGGACCTTGCAACGGGCGATGTCCGTGCCGATCAGAAAAAGGCTCAAGACGACAAGGCTGTGCAGATCGACTTCGATACTGCTATGCAGCAATTGGCCAACGAAGAGAATGCCTTCCGTCTGCAGAACGAGCTCGACAAAGCACTCGACATTATTAGCCGCACGCAATCGTACAGCCAGCAAGGGGTTGCACAATTCATTGCCAGCCTTGCAGGCAGTGGCCAATGGCGCCCACAAGATATCGCGCTTGCTAAACAGGTTTACATGTAAAGATGATAGGATAAAAAGTATATGGAAGATCAGCTCAAACAACTCTCCCAAGCAGTTCTCGCCGGTATCCAGGGCGGTGATCGTAATGCCGGCAGCAATAATGGTGCTGTTAATCAGTTTGTGCAGGGACTTTTTGGAGATGTGCTTGCAAAACCGGCAGCTGGCGTAGGGCAATTTGCCGGCGTTGTTGCTGATCGCCAGGCGCAGGAGGCCGAGGCTGCACGTCAAGCAGAAGCTAGGAGGCTACAAGATAGAATGGACCCATCTAAATACCGGATGCAGCGTAAGGATGATGGTGGGTTTGATTTCTTCGACCCAGAGGGCAATCCTATTAGTGTGCAGGAATTTGCTAAAGTCACCGGCCGTACTGCGGCTGAGGTGCTGGCTAAATCTGAGAATCCATTCGATATCCAATTCATTAACGATTACGCTTCAACGCGTAACCTTATCGATGCTATCCAAACCGGCGATACAGAAATCATTGGCCAGTACGTGAAGGATGACAATGGCATTGACCCTAAGTCCACGGCTTCGGATATTATGCAGGAGCTTATTCGCAAATATCCCCACATTTACGGTGGTGGAAACTACGGCCAGAGTTTTTCGCAGAGTAACAACCGTCCGTTATTTAAGCTTAATTCCGGCTCCGGCTGGGGTGGTGGTGCTTCAAGCGGCGGAGGGAGCAATAGCATCTCTTCGCTATTGAAGTAACCTATGGCCAGTTATCAAGATTTTATAGAATCAATTCGCGGAAGCTCGGAGGAAGAAGAACGCCGCCGGGCCCGTCTTCGTGAACGTGCCAAAAGTATGCAAGAAGCCCGACGCGCCGAAGAGGAGAAAAAGGGTGAAGACAAAAACCCTCTCGAGCAGGCGCTTGATTTTGTTGGCGGTGTTGCCAAAGGCGCGTTCGATGCGGCCACAAGTATACCTCGAAAAGCTATTACCACAATCGGTGCTGCGATCGACCCTTCCGAAGTGGAGGGTAAAGTTAGTGAATTAAACGAGCTCTATAACTCCGGTGAGATTAACCAAAAAGAACTCCAGGAACAATTCAATGAAGTTACGAAAGATATCATCGGCCACAAACTCACCGTCACGAAAGCCGGTATTGTCCAGGCGGACCCGGATGATAAGATGGGCGAGCTGGGTGAATTCACAAAGCAGTTCGTTGGATCAGGTGTCGATACTGCTTCTATCCTCCCTGTTGGCCGGGGCGTTAAAGCGGCTGCGGATATTGCGGGCGCGGCTGCGCAAGGCGGCAAGCAATTGGTGGGGCAAGTAGCCAAGCAGAATCTAAAAGAAGCCAGCGTTTACGGTACGGCCGATACTCTTAATGATGTTATCCAGGGTAATGAGATTAATCCGTTAACTGTTGCCGGAAACTATGCGTTGCCAGCTGCACTTGGTACCACGGCTGAATTAGCCGGACATGGCATACAACGCGGTATACGCGGCGCTAAGGGCGCTGTAGAAGAATTCCAAATGCAACCCCGTTCCATACGTGAAGGGGGCTATATACGCGTTCCAGGCGCGCGAGAAGAGGCTGATGCGGTTGCTAGTGTTACCGACTTGGCCGATCAAACCGTTCCAGGCGCAACGCGAAATCCGCTCGAACCAGAGGTAACACCAACCACGGCGCTCCAGTCGGGCGTGAAACCGGATGAAACACTGCCGACCGATAATGTAGGCGTTACTTTCAAGAGCCGCGAGCAAATAATGAAGGATAACAAAACTGACCGTGGTTTCATGGATAAATTGAACGAGCAGTTGTTTGATGCGAATGCTCCTCTTAGAGATTTGGGTAAAGCATACACTGCGAAAACTGGAAAAACGCTGCTTCCGGAAGATGACCCGGCAGCACTCGCACAGCTGCGTAACGGTATGGATGAGGCAGCGGCCGCTCGTCTGCAGAACGTTGTCCAGGACTTTGATTACGTGCGCAAAAACGGCCTCTCCGAAGACGTTAAACAATTCGGTGTCGCACAACAGGTGGTCAATGACCGTGCTGATGTGTATGGCCCGCAAACTGTGGCGGCCGAAGCGGCAAAAATTGATGAGATGCGCGCACGCCTGGGACCTGAAAAATTCGAGCAGGTGCAAGCGGCCACTCAGCGCATTATCGACTTCCAGGACGAACAGCTACAAAGGCTCCGTGACAATGGCTTCATTTCCAAAGAGGGATACGATGCCATCAAGGAATTCAACCCGCACTACTTTACCCGTTTTAATCTGGCAGACTACATCGATAGTAACCAGAGATTATTTGCATCGACTAATTCAAACAATATTTCGCAGAACCTCGTTCGTGCTGTTAAGGGCATGGGTGACGATCGCCAGTTTATTATTGAAGACCCATTTGAGGCAATCACCCGGGCGGCTGTAAAGACCGAAAATATCATCCAGAAAAACAAAGTGTTTAAGAGCGCCCAGGCGCTTGCCGACACTGTTCCGGAGATGGTTATTAAGCTGCGTAATGCCGACGATGTGAGCGCTCGAATGAGCCTCGCCGGTGACAATAAAGAACTTCGCCCGGTCCGTACCCAGCTTGATAGAATCATTAAAAGCGATAATCGGCTAATTCGACGCCTGGAGACTGAAATTAACAATCTCGAAAAGAAGGGGTTGAATCTTTCATTAAAGGGTGGTGGCCAGCGTATGACCGCCGGTGATCTTACTGTTTCCGGCCTTGGCGGGGATGTCCCTACGTCGCGCACCGGCCAGGTATCACGAGTAGCTGATGACGAAATGACTGATCTTGCCCGCCAAGTAGAAGCGGCACTCGGCCGACGTAATGCTCCAGGCGCTTCTCCGGCCACACAGGCACGCGCCCAGGGCATCGTTGACGAAGGCATTATTGAAGGTGCTGGAATCGAAGCGGCCACAACGGGCTCTAAACTTGGTACCCAGGATACTGGCGCATTCGTTCGCAACCTTATCGAGAACGGTAGCCGCGCTGATATCGATCGAATCAAAAGGCAAGTTGGTACCCGTGACGCCAAAATGTCCGCGCTTCTTGATGATATTGGCTTTGCGAAAAGTGAGTACGACGAAGTTGTTGGTAAAATGCGTGCCAATGCTGACGAGGCTAAAGCCCACGCCGATCTTGATGTGCCGGATGGGTACGAAGCAGTCACCGGCTGGAATAACGGCATCCAGGAGCGAATCGCATTGCCACAATACATCGCTGATGCGTACAAAGGTAAGAACGATATCCAGCGCGGCGGACTGGATGAGATCATGCGCGCTACCTCCGCCCCGTTCAAAGCGGCCGCTACGATTCTTTCACCGGCCTTCTTGGTTAAAAACTCCATTCGTGATACTGGTACCCACTGGCTTACCTCTAAAAACATTCCGGTGGCCGAAAGGCTGTTGTTGGTTCCATACGCGAAGCGATGGGTCCAGGGCTTTATGGATTCGATTACTAACAGCGATTTTGCCAAACAGGTTACGAAAGCTGGTGGTGGTGCTGCCGGCGTGTTTAACGATCGTGGAAATACTGATCAGATTGTTCGTGACGTTACTGAAAAAATCACCGGCAAACCAGTCGATACGGCCGACGGGATGTTTAAAAAAGCTGCCAAGATCATGGGTAAATACTCGGGTGTCGTTCCATTGGCCCGTGGCTACTCGCGCATCATGCAGAATACGGGCCGTGCATTAGAATACGCTCCAAGGCTCGCAGAAGCCCGGGCAGCGATTGAAAAGGGCATGAGTGACCCTGCAGCTGCGTTGGCCGCTCGAAATGCGCTAGGGGACCTCCAGAACGCCGGAACGGTATCACGGCTGCTTAATAACTACACGCCATTCTTTAACTCGATTCTGCAGGGTAACAAGCGCGTGTACGATGCGATAAAAGAAGACCCGAAGAAAATGATCGGTATGCTTTCTGTTGGTGTCGCGCTGCCGGCTGTGAGCGGGTACGTTTGGAACCGCACAATGTATCCGGATGTGCTTAACAACTTGAGCGAATTCGACCGGGAAAATAACTTTGTGATTATCCTTGGTGACAATAAGGATGAGAACGGTAAATATACCGATGTGATCAAGATTCCAAAGAACGACGCCGCCAAAGTATTCGGCAACAATTTGGAAGTCGCCCTGGACAAAATGGCCGGCCAGGATTCCCAGGGATTTGCCGAACTGTTCATGAAGACGATCGGCTACGCCACGCCGTTGCAAATTGAAAAAGAGGGCAAGCTTAGCGGTGATGCCATCCTTAGCTCCGCTCCTGTATTCTCGAACCCGCTTATCCGTACGCCGCAGGAAATCGTTAGCAACCACAGCTACTTTACCGGCCGCGAAATTGTTCCGGAGAATAAACAGGGCCTTACGGCCACTCAGCAGATCGATGAGAAGACATCGCCAATTGATGCCGCACTTGCTACGGCCACCGGCGTTTCGCCATATCACCTAAAGACAATGCGTGAGGGTGCGTCGGCTGGCCTATTGAGCGGTAAAACTCCTGTTGAGCAAGTGAAGAATGTCGTATCTGGCTCGGGTGGTACTCGATCGCAAAGTGAGTTCTACAAAATTTACAATGAAGCCCGTGATAGTAAGGCGTCGATCAACAAGTACATTAACGACGCTATTGCTGCCGGCGATAATGCGGCGGCTCAGGAAGCTGCGCAACAGTACAATGCGTACCTTATCCAGAAGTTTACCCCATACATTGAGAAATATGGCGACAACGTTGATGATGAATTGGCCGAGCGCCTGGTGGGCCTCAAGCTCAATCTGAGTAGCCGGTCAATGAAGCAGCGGCGCCGAAGTCTACAAGAAAACGCCAGTCGTTGATATAGTGGTAAGTAGCTATAACCATTAAAGGAGGATTTTATGGCAACGGAAGCAACGCAAGATAGGAGCCTGACGTACGGTGAAAAGGCAGTTGGCCTTTCATTCAATCCATCGGGTGACGAAAAAGTACAAAAGATTAAAGAGCATATGGCCGCTGTTATCGACATGGTTCACGATGGTAATGGCACCGATTCGAGTGATGAGCTCGGGTATGATATCGACAAGATGGCCGTTGATCAGCTAATATTAGCACAGATGGCCGCAGTTAAAGCGATCACGTTTCAAAAATAATAAGCCAAAGGAGAAATCATATGGCCACATATAAACGAGTTGTGAAAGCCCAGGACGGCTCTAACATGTATTTAGACACTACTGCGAATAAGGAAGTTCCAGCAGACAAATTGTCACCAGCTTTAAAGGAAGAGCTCGATCTTGCCGACGAAGGTACGGAGATCGATGAAGACACAATCACCCAAGGTGCTGGTGACGGTGTTGAAGGAAAAGGTGCCAAGGGTACCGAAGACGAAGAGGGCAAGAAAAAAGGCGCTGACAAGCCCGCTACTCCTCAAGTTGATGAATCACCTAAAAACTCTGCTTCTAGCGCACAGCGCACGGTACAGCGGGAGCGCAACAAGACTGCTCCAGCTACCGACGAAGAGAAAGCAGCTGGCCGCCGCGCATTCGTGAGCAACACGCCGCAAAGCGAGCCAGGTATGGGCTTCCCTCGTAAGAACGGTAAGACTGTTGACTTCTTTGATGGTAAAACCCCACACACGCACCTCCGTGCGATCGCTGGTTTCCTCGTTCCTTTGAGCGCTGAAAACTACCACGCGAAAACCGACGAAGAGATTTACAAGAAGCTCGTCGCCGACGGCTATATCAACGAATAGTCTCCCTTATCCAAGGTTGAATTTGCTGCTCATGTATACCATAATTGGGGCATGAGCAGCTTTTTTAAATATCAAATGAATTGAAACAAACAGGAGCCTTATGTCAAACCAAAAAGATCGGCAACAGGACGTACACAACCCGCTCGAGCCGGTGCCACGCTATGAATTCATAAATATGCGTGAAGACATAGCGCGCTTGCGGCAGGAAAGTATAGACGCCAAGGTAGCAGATGAATTGCGTGTTGCCAATCTCGATAAAAAGATAGATGATGGGATAAAAGATATTAATGCTCGTTTAGAGGATAAGTACATGACCAGCAAGCAGGTAAACGACCAATTCAAAATTGAGCTGTCCGACTATAAATTCATTAAAGTTATCCTAGGCGTTGTCGCAATGGGGGTGCTGAGCCTTATATTTGCAGTTATCCAGCAATACCTAATTAACGCAGGCAGCAATTAGTATGGAACAAATATCACCTCAAGGTATGACTAAAAGGCAAAAGATTATAATTGCTGCAATTATAATTGCAAACCTACTCTTCATGGGGCTTTTAGCTCTAACGACATACCAGGTGGCAGAAAAAGCGGAAGCCGGCAAAGACTATGTTACGACGATCGCACCAGCATCGCCAGGCATAAAAGGTGATACTGGTCCACAAGGCCCTCCGCCTACGCCTGAACAGGTAGCACAAGCAGTTTATGATTATTGTGCCAACACCGGCATTTGTGAGGGCAAAGCTCCGTCGATGTCTACGGTTTTCGCAGCCGTATCCCAGTATTGTAACGACGGCAAATGTAAAGGGGAAGACGGTGCGAATGGCAAAGATGCGCCTCCGGTGACGAGCGCTCAAATACAGAATGCAGTTGTCAATTATTGCGCGAATGGAAACTGCACGGGCCCAAAAGGTGATACGGGTGAGGCGGGACCGATTGGACCAACTGGACCGGCCGGTGCTGCCGGGAATCCCGGTGCTGATGGCCAACCTCCTGTTTCCTGGAAGTTTACTTACCTGACGACTGAATATACGTGCTCTCGTGAGGAACCGTTCGAGCCGGCCGCTCCGCGCTATACCTGCGCCCCCACTCCTGCAACTGAATCCTAATGGTGTACAATGAAATCATAATCGCTAGGAAGGGGGATTAATGATAGAAGCAGCAATAAAATGGATGGGGGACCGTTTAGGTAAAGTTACCTACTCAATGGCTGCCCGTCTTGGACCACATAGCTACGATTGCTCGAGCGCCGTGTACATATCGCTGAGGCTTGCCGGAGGGTTGCCAATAGGCGTCAACATAGGAAACACCGATAGCTTATTCGGTGATCTTGAGCGTAACGGATGGACACGAGTAACTGACGGCTCCAGGAAGCGTGGTGATGTATTCATATGGGGTCGTCGCGGCGCGAGTGGTGGAGCGGCCGGTCACACCGGATACTACATCGATACTTCGCGCATTATCCACTGCGCGTATGGCTATAACGGAATCCACATCGATGATCATAACTGGCTGTGGAATCTTAACGGCCGTCCGGAAGTAACCGTATATCGTTACACTGGTACCCCTCCACCTCCTCCAGTTAATCTCGTTGACCAAATCGTTGAGCCTGGCTCGTATATCAAGTTCGATAAAATTTACGCTGTGAATGACGTTCAATTCATTGGTGGTATTTGGCAAATCCGCACCAACGAATTATGCCGACACGACTTTACTTGGGATGAAAACGGTATCCCAGCTGAACCGCTCGTAGAGGTTGACGCGGATGGATACGCAACTCCTGACCAGGACTTAGGAAACGCACAAAGCGGCTCACGCTACAAAATACCTGGTAAATTCTACGTTCACGATGTCGGCCTGTATGCCGGTATGTGGCTTGCGCAGATCGACTGGAATGGCCTAAAATTCTGGGTAGATATTGAAACAGCTACCGAGGTTGGCTCAGGCGATGCGGGTACGCCGCGCCCAGGACCACGCCCTACCACCCCACCACCTGCACCCGTAGTTACCACCAAAGAGGAAACAAAAACAGAGGTCGTACCGTTTGAAACTACACGTCAGGATGACCCTACAATTCCGAAAGGCGAAGAGCGCGTATTGCAAATGGGACTGGATGGTGTGCGCACAATCGTCTATACTGTCACCTTAACCGACGGTAAAGAAACTGGCCGCACTGTAAAGAGCAACACCGTTACTAAGCAGCCGGTGAATCAAATCGTAGGAGTAGGCACCCACGTCGCTCCGGAACCAAACCCAGATATACCACCCGACCCAAATAATGATAATCCAAAGGAGGATGATATGGCTTTCAGCCCAGAGGACCAGGAAAAATTAAAAATACAAACAGAACGCGTCCAAGCGACGGCCGACGAAGTTAGCCAGGACCCGAACGTACAACAGTTGGTTGGTACCGTTTCGGAAAAAACAAAGCTGCGCGTGTACATTATCGGCGACACGCTGATCGGCCTCGGCATCATTACGCCAAGCTTAGCAGTCGTGATGGGCTGGACAGATGTGGTACGAATCGTGGCGCTCAGCAGCGTGTGCTCGGCCGCCGGCGCATTCATACTGACGATGTTCGGCATATACAAATCTAAAGATAACAAATAGAAAGGAGAACTGAATTATGTGGGATATCATCGTCGCAATCCTCGTGTTCCTTCTGGCTCTGTGGGCGATCACACAGCTGGGAATGAGCCTATGGCATCTGTTATGGGTCGTGATAATCATTGCGCTTATCGTTTGGTTATTGCGCAGCCGCCAGGGTACTGGTACACTTTAGCCATAAGTAGTGGTCGAACAATACTTTGCACCTTCCTTAACAACACACCTCCCAAAAAACTCCACCTCACACATAAGTTAGAAATAAACATCACGTCAAACAAAATAGCCTCGCATCTCGCGGGGCTATTGCTTTGGGTGAGGGTATTCGTAGTATCGGTCCGGCAGTCCGGTGTGCGCGCATCCGGGCTTATCGCGGTCAACATAATGGCCGTGCTCCTTGCAGCGAAAACCAAGCATTATTTCCACAGCATACACAAGCTCGCGGTGATCGAACGATTGATGAAACAGGTGCGGTACACCTCCCTTGTCTATAACTTTCGGTTTGCACTTGCAGTTATCGAACGGAACGTGCATCAACTCTTCGCCCTGCGGCAGAATGTTGTGGCGGTATATTTGCATTAATATTTTCCTAATATCTGGTGGGCGTACATAAATCGTTTCGATTCCATGCACTTGCCGCACCTTTCGTATTCATTTTGAAACGCCAGGAGCGCCCCGTCTAGTCCGGATGCCAGGATAGCCTTCTTTACATACGCGTAACTTCCGGCCAATTCTTCCATCATGAAATCAAACTGCGTGTTGATATCATAAGGGTTCGCTTTTGCCAGGAGCGCAGCGCGTCGGCCACCCATCCACTGTGCAATGCCAAGTCCTCCAGGAGAATCGTTTGTCTTGAAGTTATGCTCTTGCTGCAGGTTTCCCATTATGCCGGCTGTTTGCTCGCGCGAGAACCCCTCGGCGATCAATCGCTCCCATACAATTTGCTCATTAGTCTTTTGTGGAGTACTAATTTGGGGGGAGATTGGTATACTCGGCTGTACTAATTTTTCTGCCGGTTTTTCATTTGACGCCGTGAGAGGCTCTGTACGGGCTTCTGGAGTTGGAGATGGTATGTTGGTCGGGTTTGGTGCCGGAACGGCCTCAGCGTGCGAATTTTTAACGAAAAACGCGTATGTTTGCTGGCTCGTTCCTACAATGTACAGAACCGCAGCGATTAATAGTATCGTTATGAAGCGGGCCATACTGATACCATATATACTTTATCGTTGCTTCGGCGTATGTCGTAGTGTTGGACAGTGCTACTGCTAAATACACTACTCGCAGATTCCCAACCAGCTCTAAGCATAGGGGGGATGGTGTCGTTTTGTTTTAATTCTTCCCACACTTCTACCCTTATTCTTTTAGGTGCGGATTTGGCAAACCGCTTTTTGGGGAGATTTTCATTTGCCATAGTGATAATGAACCTTTCTCTAAATTGCAATCCCGGTGTGCGGGTGCTAAATTACTATCTTCTTGTGATTGTTCTAGGGTCATGTGGCCCTTTGCCTCTACGTGTTCGAGCACGAAGTTTTCAAACCATACTAACGCGACCTCTGGCCACTCGCCAAAATATACGCAGATGTGGCACATGTAATACTTGCGGCCGTTCGCTGCTACTTTTGGCGGATGGTCCTCTATCCATTGTTTTCGCCGGGCCGATCGTTCCTCTGCAATGCGTCCGCGCTTGCGAATTCCGCCGCGCATTTTCATTCCGTAACGATTTGGGCGTAAGCCTCCGGTGTTTTTTAATCCACCAGTATTTTTCATCGGATGTCTGCCTTCACGTACTGATAAGCGTCGCTACGGAGGGTAGCCCCACCGCACAAATACGGTATGAGTTTTTCGTAGAAACGGTACGCCGGTTGTTTTCCTTTGCTAATGTTGAGAATATTGAGGTCTCTTAGATATTCTCGGATTTGGTGACAGTTGCGACATACAACATCGCACTTTGCTACTTCGGCATCGAACTCCTCCGGTGCACAGACGAGGAGCTTGGAGATTTCATTTCTCTTTTTACTCCTGTCTGTGTGATCGAAGGTCATTACTAGAGGGTGCCACTGGATTTTACAATCCACGCATGGCTGGGCCAACAACTCGAACTTTACTCTGTTGTTACGGTGTAAGTTTGCGATTTGCTGGTCAGTTAGCTTCATGTATCCTCTATTTTTTCTTTGGTTTTGCAGGTGCCTTTTTCTTGCCGGCTGCCTTTTTTGTAACCGGCTTTTTTTCGGTTGGGTCCACGACTTCGCTTTCCGGAATAATCGGTGCGTCCTCGTACATCAATCGGTAATCAACAATAGCACCTTCGTACGAGCCGTTCTTGGTTTTGATTACCTTACAGTGAACGATATGCCCGACCTGCATCCTTACTCCGTCAACTTGCTTCACAATAAGATCGCTCGAATTGTTGCGCGAAAGTTGCAATCGCAGTGCTGCCGCATAACGCAGAGCCCATCCGCCAGGAATGACGTACTTAGGGTCATATGGTCCAGCTCCAACGTTTGGCCGTAGCTGGTTGATGCAGATGAGTGCGCAGTTACTTTTGTCCAGTTCCGGCGTGATACGCCGCATGAACTCGTTGAGCACCTTTGCTTTTGCGCCTATATTTGCATCACCGAATTCACCCTGGTATTCACGCCTTGGTATCAGCTGCGGTAGCGAATCTATGATAAGCGCCTCGCAGTCCGCAACATTATCCATAATCAGCTGCGCCACGTCTTCCAGGATGTTTTCCTTGGCAATGATCAGCTGTTTAAGATCAACGCCCAAGGCAATTGCTCGGTCCTTGTTAAAGGAGTTTTCCGCATCCACGAAAATAACTTTTTTCTTCGCCCGCGTTATGGCTGCGATAGCCATAAGCGTGAGTGTCGTTTTACCGACTTTCTCCAGGGCGAATATTTCCGTTATCTGCTTGCGCGGAAAGCCTTTAATGACTGCATCGAGATCAGCAATGCCGGTTGGCAAGTACTCACGCTCGGCCAGATCACTAGCTTTTATCAGGTTGAACGTCTTTTTTGGTTTCGTTGGCATCGCTTGATTCCTCCTCAATAGGCTCTATATGCTTTGATACACCAGATGCGCTGCCGTCGCCGCGTATCCAGGTTTTACCACCGTCTTTTGAAAAGATTTTATTCCAGCGCTTATTGACTGAGACGCCATCGCCCAATCCTTCTACCTGTTCCCACTCGCTAGGGTCGTCTGTGATATCGGTGATCACCGCTCCGTTTGATAACGAGGCGAACATATCCATTACGACATTACGTTGAAACTCTGTCTTTGTACCGCGTTCAAGGGTGTCTACTAAGCGTAGGGTGGTGCTGAACACGGATGTGTCGTTTGCGCCCTTCGGTTCGCTTAAACCGGCTAATTCCAGCTCGCGCCTTGCGTGCAAGTACAGCGGGCCATGTTCGTGTTTTTTCTTTGCCATTTATATCCTCCCAGATACTTATGAGTAATTTTACCAGAAGGCCGAAGCAAGCGAGTAGGAAGAGCGCGAGCTCTATATCACTTGCGTCGATCATCCAGTGTAGTAGTGCTGTGATCATATGGTTGTGTTACCTCTCTCATCACGACGCGTACCCCAGCTTTGCCCTCGTAATGAAAGTGGTCAGAGAATCCTTTTACCCATTTATAGCTATCGTCGGTGATCACGCCGCGAAGCTTGAGGCCATCCAGTATAAACTTTTTGGCGAAGGCGATGTTATCTATATCACGCTTCTCATTTGGTTCGTACCAGTGAAACTCTAGGGTAATCGGTTCGGTGAAGTGACCGAGTTTTGCCAGCTGTGCATACTGGGCTGTGGTCTCGGTCCATTCTTTTTTCATATTCGCGCCGATTTGCCGGTCCCTCTTTAACGCCTTGGTATAGTCGTTAAGGTTTGGCATTCGGACGGGTATGAAAAACTCTTGCATCATAGTACCAGCATAAGTACTCCGGCGATTAAGATAAATAGCATTCCTGAAATTGCTATCACCAGCATCGTCGATACCTGCGTGGCACCCGAAGGTCGGTTGAATACGCGAAGGTCTGTTAAATATTCATATTCCACCAGTGGTACAATCTCGACTTCAATCCGTTTTTTGATTGATCGGATGAACTGCACTGGTATGTGTGTTACTTTGGGTTTTCCCATAACCTAGCCTTATAAGCAAAGTGTTAATCATCGTTTCCGTTGATTGCCACCTCCTCACGGCGATGTCGTAGCTGTATGCAGCTTGGTCCATCACTGTGAATTCCTCGATTGAAAGCGCAAGCGCTTCGCTCTCGGCTGCTTCCTCGGCAATATTCTTCTCCTTAATCAAGCGATCTTTGTGGGACTGCTTGGTTATGTAGTAAAATTTTTGGGCTCCTCGGAAAATCGAACCCGCCATAGCTACGCATTCCACGAGCTTCTGGTTGCACAACGCCAGATCAAAAGCGGTTTCTTCCAACGTAGGGGTGTTTATGACGCCCCGCACGAGCTTACGCGCGACATTAGTATGATTCTTGATATCCAAGTACAATGCCTCGTACTTCCCATCATACAGGTAAATGTCGCTGCGTAGTTGCTCGAGCTCGGACACTACCAGTCCTCTTCTTCGCCTGGCTTATTAGGGGTGGCTGGGGCAGTATTCTTGTTTTCTTCCTGTTCCGTAGTACCTTCGCCCTTGGCAAAATCTTTCAACCAATTTACGTTCGATACGCCCTTACCCTTTGAGACTGCTTCGATAACATCAACGTCAAGGATTTTTTCAAAATCTTCCTGGCTGATAATCTCAACGAGTTTCTGTTTCTTAGGAGAGGCAACGATGTCGTATTTTGTATCGAAGTTCTTACCCGTGCGGGTAATACGCAAGTTGTATTCTTGCGGGTCGCCATACTCTGGGTCCTTGCCGAATTTGGCAATTTCTTTGTAGGCGGTTTTTGGAAGCTTCATCACCTGAACGCTTTCAGTTTCAAAGTTCCATACCAGCCATGCGTACATCATTCGTTCGGTTACTTTATCACCGCGCTCGAATGTCGAAAGGTAGCCAACCGGCTCACTCACAATACGCATCGTGTAAGTCTTATTGTCTTCAAATGTGTGGTACAAACCCTTGCTTACTGGTGGTTCATAATCTTCGTATACGTTTGACATTTACTTGTCTCCCTTTTTGATTGCTAGATTTATACTGTTGCTGCGATTCTTGGCCTTAGCAGCCTTGATTGCATCTTTGCGGGCTCGATTGCCGCGCGAGACACTTTCCATGTGCCCGTACTTTTCGGCGTATCCTGCGTTAAAGTTCTTCCATCCCTGCGGGGTTTTGAAAGCATTCATTTTTTTAGCGTAGTAACGCCTGCCTCGGCGATTAAGCGGTGCCCGGCCATAACTGACCTTGTGCATTTGCTCCTGGACTTCCTCGCGCTTGGGAGCATGGCGCTCCAGCCAGCGGGCAGCCTTTTTCTCGGCTTCTTTTTTATGTTTAGCGGCGCGCAATTGCCGTCTCATTTCAACGGTACGCTTCCGCGCTTCACGGATGGCCTCGGCCTTTGTCTCGGGTGTGAAGCGCCCCTCTTCGGGGTTTTGGGACATGGGCTATCTCCTTTTTTTGTTACTGCTTAGTTGCCATTTTACTCCGTTAAAAACCATTGCGCCAAGCGCGTAGGCTGCGAACGAGAATGACAATGCGCCAAAGATCGCGGCAACTCCTTGTGAGGGATGAACCAATCCGAAACAGTATAATCCTACTGCCACGCCATTGATGATAAATACCAGGGCTAACCCTGTCATTCCTATGAGTTTGCCACCTTCTCCGACTTTGCTCCAAAATGCCGACCATTTTTCACCGAATGATACATCGGGTACAGTCTTCATCGTATTGCTTTGGGATGTTATGTTCTGTTCTGTAGACATGCTATGCCTCCTTTAAATCTTTATTTTCATCGTGTTTTTGTTTTGCTTCTTTCGCAGCGCGTACCGCTGCCCACCGGATGTCGTTTGCCCTACGGGCAGCGTCACTGGTGAACTTAGTCGGTGACGCCTTACCGGCCTTACTGGCCCACTCTTTTCGTTGTTCCGGAGTGTACCGTTTAGTTAAGGTTTTCAGGCGTTTGCGCTGCAATTCTGTGTCCGGATTGGTCATTACTTCAATCCTTCCGGTAATTCACCTGTTTCTTTGTATTCGATCACCTGGTCGAAAAAGTCAATCTCAGCTTGTAACGGAGTAGTAACTTTTTCAAGTTCTTTTTCCAAAGCGATCTTTACACTTTTCGCGCCAACAATCGTAACAGGCTCGGCTTTTTTTATGAATTCCTCTTTGGTAAGAGGGACTACAAATTCTTCCTGCATGGCATCCTTTCCCAATTTTTTAAGTAGCCAGGGGCTTGGTCCCGCCAAGGATAAAACACACGAATGTGAAGCTTCTACTGATATGAGCGACACTACATATGTAGAAGGTCCTTGGCAGGATACTGCCGGCAGGAAGAGGGCATCAACCTACCGACGGCTGGCGCTTATGATGATCTGCATATGGTCCACCACGGATATATACCACGTCATAAGCGCCCCTGGCTACTTAAATCAAATTGTTAATGTTCGTCGCGGCTGGCCGAGGGAAAGACAGGTTAGGCATCTGTTTAGTATTTATGGTTCCTAAAATTGTTTTAACGTGTAACAAAAAGAAAGGAATTTAAAGGTGCTATCCTGCCCTGTCTATCCCCGGGCCAACCGAATTGTTAATGTTCGACTATCCCATCTTAACAAAGTCCGGAGAAAAAGTCAATCCCTAAAGCTTAATTGCTCAGACGTATCGGGCTTTGTTAAAGAGATGTCACCGATCGGGATTAGGCGCCGCCCAAGCTTTACCTTTTTCTCCGGAGGCCAGAATATTTTTATCATCTGGAGTTTCTTGTACGCCTCCTCGGTTACTTTCATGCTCTTCGTCCCATCCGATTTCCAAATCAAAGGCATCGTCATCATCCTTTTCTCCGAGCATCCGTGCGGTGTCCTCGGCATATTGTAGTTGTTGATCTGTGGTAGGTGGCCGCTCTTCGAGCAATCGTATACCTTCCGCATACAGGTATACTTTCGTGATGGCTCGCTCTGCAGAACGGTGTGCCAAGCGAATCACCTCTGTGGTATGTGGGTCCGGTGCGTTCGGCCGATCATCGCGCCATACGGTAATTACAATGTCGGCATCCTGGGCGATTGAGCTCGAGCCTTTGAGCATTTGGAGTGTTGGCCGCTTGCTGGTATCTCCCTGCTGGATATGGCAAAGCAACAGTACTGGCAACTCCAATTGCACGGCAGCCTCTTTAAACTCTTTGGTGATCTTGCTGATTTCATTTACCTGGTTGTCAACGCTGCGGCCGAAAAAGTGGAGGTGGTCAATAATCACCATGCCACACCCTTTTTCTTTGGCGTTTTCCATAATCGTAATTACGTCGCGGTACTGTAAATCAGCGCGGTCATTCAGGTAAATGGTGCCTGGTAATTTTTCATCCGTTTTGCTCATAGCATTCATGCGCCTGGCAACCTGCAGTTTCGTCATCTCGGTATTCACAAACAAAACGTTCGTACCTTTTTGCGCTACGTTCCAAGCAATATTTGCGGCAAGTTTCGATTTACCATGCTTGGTGTGGCCAGTTAAAATCATTACTTCGCCGGGCTCGAATCCTTCCGTGAGCTCATCCATCTTGCGCCAACCCACACTCAGGCCGCGTATTTCGCCCTCTAGCGGCTGTGATTCGCGCGCAATGGTTCTCCACTCATCTAGGTCAACTAAAGCCAGTCTACCCTCACTACGCGCGCTTGTACGCGTTACGCCTTTTAGCCGGTTCTCACTCCAATTAATGAAGCCTTCGATATCGTCCGCTTTAGAAGCGTTCTTGATAATGTCCTGGGCTGCCTGGATGGTCCGACGCGCCACAGCTTTATCCGCTACGATTCGAGCATACGTTACCGCGTGGGCGTATGTTGGCACCTCATTGGTCATTTCGGAGATGTACGCACCACCCCCAACCTGATCGTAATAACCTTTGTCTTTTAAGAAATTAACTACGGTTAGAAAATCAACATCGCCATGTTTCAACCACGCGCCCCGGAGTGCCCGGTACAGAATGACGCGCTTGTTATCGGTGAAATCGTCCTTGGTGATAATGTGATCGACTTGCTTCATAATCTCAGCACCACCGATAAGAATACATCCAAGTATCGATTTCTCCGCGTCCTCTGCGATTGGTAATTCGAGTTCTTCCTTAGCCATACCCTATTCCTGTTCTTTTAATGGAAACTGCGTGCGTTGCAGAAATACTTCGCCATCCGGGCGTACTTGGTGTACGGTGTACCAGCGAAACCAGTGCCGTAAAAATGTGTACTTGCCAACTTTTATAATTTTCACGAGCTCACCTTCCGTTTATTGTTTTTCGATTGTTCTTTTTTCCAGGCTTTATACAGTGGTACGAGTGAGGCTATATTGGCTGATACTTCGTTACCGTTTTTATCCTTGAAATAGATGATCGGCGGCGTCGAGAGCTGGGGTTTTAACCCCCGCTCTTCCGCCCACCACGCGATCGCTTTATGATCGGACGCCTTGAGGAATGCCATTACTGGTTCTCAGCAATTACCTGGTAAATAGCATCAACAGTTTCCAACTTCCAGTTATGGTAGTCTTCGTCGCTAAGTTCCGTATCACGAATTCCCTCGAGTTGGTCATTTAACACCTTGAGCGCTGCATCCATAGTACCCTCACCAAGATCGCGGATAAGTTGGTACATTGAATCCGGATTGGTATCGCCGGGCAGATCGTCTTCTGCAGGTGCGTCTTCGTTTTTGGTAGGGACATCAGTGTCCTTACCAACCTGTGGCATTTTTGATTCAGTACGCGCTTTATCGTGCTCAAGATTCGCGCGGTCTTCCTCTAATTTCGCACGCTCCTCTGCAAGAGCTTTCGCCTCAGCTGCCTGGCGGTCGCGTTCATCAACAAACTCTAGGAGCTCATTGATTTTCTCTCGCTCACCGGCAACGTGATCTTTAACAGCCTTTTTGTTTTTATCCTTTTGCTCGAGCAAACCAAGTTCCATCTTTAGTGCTGCCTGGGCGCGCAGTACTTCGTCACGCGTAACGGTTTTGCGGTCCATTGCTGGCACCGTAAGCTTGTCGAGAATCGACTGGATACGAGCCTCTTCCTCTTCTTTGAGGCGTTTTTGTTCCTCTTCCCATACAGAGATTTTGTCTTTCAACCCTGCTTCCGCTTCGATCGCCGGCGCTAAAACTTCGTCTTGTTTTTGGATAAACAGCCCCTTCACCTGATCGAGTTTACGGGTAAATGTAAGGCGCATGTCACGCACACTATTGCGGTGAGTAACGAGCTCGCGGCGGGTAGCCTTGGCGCTGATATATGTTTCTTTGTCGGTAATTTCTACCTTATCCGCCTCGGCTTTAAGCATATTCGACTTTGCCATAAGAGGTGAAAGTACTTCGATTTCACTCTCTACAAATTTTTCCAACTTAGTATCGGCTGTTCTTTCGGTCATTGATTTTCTCCTTTAAATTTACTCACAACAATTATGGTTTTATCATCGTCTTTTTTACTCATGCTGACAAGATCGTTACAAATTTCCTGGGAAGTTTGTCGGTCCTGGAATACGCGCTCGATCTGTTCATCTTCGATAAACTGATCTTTGAAATCGCCGGTAATTCCGTCTGTGCAAAGCATAAACGCATCCCAGTCTTCCGCTTCGATCTGGCCGATCTGATTTACTCCGTGGCTGTATGCACCCACGTAATTGAGAAGCAAGTTGCCAATGCCCTCATCGGCCGTAATTTGCTTAATGCGTCCCCGGCGGTAAACGTACAGCCGGCTATCACCAACGTGTGCATATTCGAGTACACCATCGCTTGTTACACGCACCACGGTTGCCGTGCTGCCATCATGAGGATAATGCGCGGCCGAAGTGCGAGCGGTAGCATTGATCGTTTCGGCCATCTGCTTGCAGTCGTGGCCAAGGGACGCGTGGTGATTGATCGCATTGCCGATCATAATGGCAATCGCTCGAGCGCCTTCACTAACGCCCATGCCATCGAACACTCCGAATACTCTGTGCTTTTCATTTACCAGGAAGCCATCGAACCCTTCCTTGTCGTAGTACGGTTTGTTAATGTATGCAATGTCCATCAGTCGATCTCAGCAATCTTTCCATCTTTTACGAGGTAGCAAGTACTGCCGGAACTCTTCCAGTCACTAGCGTTAACAACGCTTGCCGCCTTTGCACACTCTTCGGCATTGACCTTGCGGTCCCATTCAATAAGAGATACAAACGACATAACGATCATGGTAGCAGCCAGTATCAAGCCGACAATTACCACAACGCTTCTCAATTCATATTTGTGTTTTTCAAGAAATTCCTTCACTTTTTTTCTCCTTATTATTTGGGTCGAATCGACTCCCACCCTTTTTTAATCCTTTTGCATCAACTGTGTCGAGAACGGTTTGCATTGCGTTTCCGACGAGTGCGGCCGTTTTCTCCTGGGTATCCGGTAATCGAATGCCCTTCATGTACGTTCGGCCTCCGCATTTTATGATCACCGTAATGGTATCATCCGGGATTTGCTCATCCTTTAGATGATTTTCCGGATTGTACGGGTCGCTTTGCTGTTCGTACATGAGCTTTTTTCGCTTGCTCTTGCTGTTCATGCAGGTATTTCTCCTCGGTGTAAGCCGACTTATAATGATTCGCGTATTTGGTAAACTTGTTGAATGTTTGGCCACACGGACAGTGGTACTTTTTCCAGAATACTCCGGTTAGTTTTGGGAGCGGTACTGCCAATTTCCAAGCGCCAGTCGTCGATGTCATAATGAGCGCGGATGGGTCAAGCGGGTCGAAGTGTGCATAATTGTTAGTAAAGTTTATAATCATCACTTATCGACCTCATCTATCTGCATACGCTTTACCCTTCTGATCATCCAATCCGTAGTACGGTTGGCTACCTTCGATATCGTTGTGCGCTCCGCCGAACGCCATAGGAATTTCATCGCTATCCCTATGGAGTCGAGTACTTTCTCAAGTTCTTCGTCTTTAGACAGATCGGTTTTTTCGTCCACATTTCTAAGCGTAGCCCCCTTTACATACAGTTTGCCGCCAAGCTTCATTGATATAAGTATCGAGTTTGGCATCTGTTCCTCGTGTAATGCTTTGCTTATTTTGACCATTAGAATGGCTCCTCTAATTTATTTTCCTTATTTACTGCAAATGTGTGCAGTGCAACGCCGGTCATATCACCAACCTCTGAAATTACTTTGTCTCTAAATCCTCCGTTCTCCTTTACCACTTTAATTGTTTCAACGCGGCCAAGCTTCTCACTCACCCGCACCAGATCATATACACGTAATTTTTTGCCCGGGCGTTCCGGGTCCAGGCGTACGCCGCGTCCAACCATTTGGTAGTAGAGTGCCAGGCTCATGGTCGGCCGCGCCAAAACCACACAGTCAAGCGCGGGTACGTCAAACCCGGTAGTGAAAACTCCCACGTTCAACATGTGTTTAAATGCCCCTTTTCGGTACTCATCGACGAGCCTGGCGCGTTCTGCGGGCTTAGTTGACCCATCAACCATCTCGGCACGAATACCAAGCTTAGAGAGCATCTCACGAGCTCGTTCGGCTTGCTCCAGGGAGGAACAGAATATTAAGGAACGTTGGCAATGCTTGTCGATCTTCTGCACTACTTGCAACAATTTCATCATGGG